TGCTCACCGTGGAGAATTGCTTGAGCAAGCAAGCGATAAGCTGCTTAAAGCTACAGGGCTCAAAACGGCAACCGAAAAGGCCGAACAGACAAGCCTTGGAACTCAAGCAAAAGTTGTTGTCGGCAGCGTTCAAACACTTCAGCGAAAAAAACGTTTGAGCAAGTTTGAACCCGAACACTTTAGCACGATCGTGGTTGATGAAGCCCATCACTGTATCAGCGAAGGCTACCAGAAAGTGCTGGGGCACTTCCCAAATGCAAAAGTGCTGGGCGTTACGGCGACACCGGACAGGGGCGACATGAAGAACCTCGGCGAATATTTCGAAAGCATGGCTTACGAATACAGCTTAAATGACGCAATCCGTGAAGGCTATCTGTCGCCGATTAAAGCCTTAACCATACCCCTTAAGGTTGACTTGAGCGAGGTCAAGCAACAAGCCGGAGATTTTTCGACAAGTGATCTTGATACGGCGCTAGATCCATATTTGGAGCAGATTGCAGACGAGATGGTCAAATATTGCGCAAGCAGAAAAACGGTGGTGTTCCTGCCACTCGTCAAAACGTCGCAGAAGTTCAGAGACATCTTAAATGGAAAAGGCTTGAAGGCTGCCGAAGTAAACGGGGCATCTGCCGACCGTGAAGAAGTTTTGAAAGATTTTGAAGAAGGCAAATACAACGTCTTATGTAACTCGATGTTATTAACGGAAGGTTGGGACTGTCCGAGCGTTGATTGCGTGGTAGTCTTGCGCCCCACGAAAGTACGGGGGTTGTATAGTCAGATGGTCGGTCGGGGTACCCGATTAGCCCCCGGCAAGAAAGAGCTGCTGCTGCTTGACTTTCTCTGGCACACCGAACGTATGGAGCTTTGCCATCCGGCTAACTTGATTTGCAAGAATGCAGAAACGGCCAAGAAGATGACTGAGAACTTGGAAGATGCCGCAGGGCAAGCGGTGGATATCGAAAACGCCGAAGAACAGGCAGAAAAAGACGTAGTCAGAGAACGTGAAAACGCACTGGCTGAAAAACTGGAAGAATGCAAAAAACGCAAGCGAAAACTTGTTGATCCGCTCCAATTCGAGATGTCGATCCAAGCGGAAGATTTAAGTAGTTACGTGCCGACGTTTGGCTGGGAAATGGGTCCTCCTACTCAAAAACAAAAAGCTGCATTGGAACGCTTAGGCATTCTGCCTGACGAAATCGAGAACGCAGGCAAAGCCAAATTGATTCTTGATCGCCTGCATAAGCGAGCCGTAACGGGGCTGACCACACCTAAACAAATTCGTTGTTTGGAAAATTACGGGTTCAGACACGTAGGCAACTGGCAATTTAAAGAAGCAAGCAACATGATTACACGCATTGCAGCTAACGGCTGGAAAGTGCCACACAAGGTCAATGCTCATACGTATCAACCGTTGAGCATTGCGGCAACCGACCTCGACCAGTATCTCGGATGGGATGACATAATCCCAGTTTAAAAAGGCAGCACGGGCGGCGGCGCTTATCGGGGTTCGATCCCCCGACCGTGCATTATCACACCAAAAGGAGGATAAAAATGAAAGAGTTTGATTTGCTGCCACTGCTCGACTACATCGACCCGGCAACGCTTGATTATACCGAGTGGGTGCAGGTCGGCATGGCTCTTAAACACGAAGGATATGACGAAACCGACTGGGACGCATGGTCGCGAAGAGACGGGGCCCGGTATCATGACGGCGAATGCGAGAAGAAGTGGCAGACGTTTGACGATGAAGGCTCGATCGTAACAGGGGCAACAATTACGCAGATGGCCAAGAACAACGGCTGGCAAGGAGGGATGAGAAAGGAAAATCAAGAAGCGTTTGGGTGGGATGATTCGTTTGAAGCGGAAGAACGCTTTAACCCGACGATCGACAAGGACTACAAACTTATCGACACCGCCTATATGAGCGGCGAGGAAATTAAGCCGCCGGCGAATTGGAATCCAGCACAACAAATCACCGAATTTTTGAATTCGGTATTTGATCCCGGTGATATCGTCGGGTTTGTCACAACGGCATACGAACACGAAAAAGATGGCCACGTTAAATATGTGCCCGGTGGTCAAGGAATTTACACGAAAACAGCAGGAGACATCACTGACGCCCTCAGGCGCAACGGCGGAGACGTCGGAGCAATTATGGGAGATCCGGATAAAAATGCCGGAGCATGGATCAGACTTAACCCACTTGACGGAAACGGGGTCAAAAATGACAACGTAGCAGAATTCAAGTACGCGCTGGTCGAATCGGATTCAATTCCCGTTCAGCTGCAAAACGAAATCTATCACAAATTAGAGTTACCGATTGCAGCGCTGACCTTTACCGGTGGCAAATCATTGCATGCAATCGTTAAAGTGGATGCAAAAAACTATCCACAATACAAGGAACGGGTCGATTATCTGTATGACATCATGCAGAAAAACGGGCTCAAGATCGACAAGCAAAACAAGAACCCGTCACGCTTGACCCGTCTTCCCGGATTTGAACGAGGAAACAAGAAACAGTTTCTTGTCGCAACGAACATCGGCAAAGCAAACTGGGATGAATGGCAAGAATATGTCGAAGATTTGAATGACAATCTGCCGGACATCGAGAATTTAGGGCGTGCTGAGACAGGGACATAAAATGCTGATTGCAGGTCCATCGAAAGCAGGCAAAAGCTTCTTGCTGATCAACCTCGTTTTGTCAATTGCAAACGGTAAAGAGTGGCTAGGCTTTAAATGTACGCAGGGCAAAGTATTATACGTCAATTTGGAACTTGACGGACGGTCAGCAAAACAGCGTTTTGTAGACATTTGCAACGCGTTAGGGTATGACCACCGGAATATTACCAACGTGGATATCTGGAACTTGCGCGGCAAGACGAGCCCTATGGATAAATTAGCACCGAAGCTCATCAGACGAGCGAAAGACGCCAACTACATTGCGATCGTGATCGATCCGATTTACAAAGTGCTGACAGGAGACGAAAACAACGCTCATGACATGGCGGACTTCGTGAATCAGTTCGACCGGATAGCCACCGAGCTAGATTGTGCGGTCATTTACGCTCACCACCATTCAAAAGGTGCGCAGGGGGGCAAGTCGTCAATCGACCGTTCGTCAGGATCCGGTGTTTTTGCCCGTGACCCTGACGCAATCCTTGACCTGATTCAACTGCCTATTGATGAGGCAAGGTATGACGCGTTGGAAAATCGAGTTTCCTGCCGAACGTTTTATCAGACAATCGCCAAATACCGTCCCGACTATCTCAAACAGATCAACGAAAGCGACATGTTAGACAAGCAGCGCATGGGGCATCATGTCATGGTATCCATCAACAGGGCGATACCGAACTATGAGGACGTGCTCAAGGAAAACTCTCAGCGCATGCATCAAGCGGTAGACAACGCACGCAACGAAACGGCGTGGCGAGTTGAGGGCACTCTTCGTGAATTCCCGAAGTTCAAGCCGGTTAACGTTTGGTTCGAGTATCCGGTACACACGATCGATACAAGCCTTGATGATATCGAGTTGGAAGCAGCGGGCGGAGGCCCGGGCAGCAGCAACTGGAAACGGTCGGTCAAAAAGATGAACGAGAAGAAAACGCAGAAAGCACAGGCTGAACTGGAAGAGGCGTTTAACATCATGAGCGAAGACGGTGGACCAATCGAGATCGGACAAGTAGCAGACTACCTGGAAATCTCCAAGAAGAGCGTGTATGGTCGCATAAAAAAGAGCGAAAAATTTGAAGCGTCCGATGGAATGATTTATCCAAAAGGGGGCGAAAATGATTTAGAATAATTCTAAGATTAGAGAATTTTTAATTCTTATTTAATCGTTGTTACCCTCGTTACCCACAGTAACCCACCGAGAGTGGGTAATCGTAACCCACCGTAAGAGGGTAAGAGTGGGTAACAGGGTTAAAATGCCTTGTCCCTAGGCCCGTTACCCTCTATTCCTGAAAGGAAGAGGGTAACGCCTAGGCAAGGGGTGGAAAAATTAGAAAAAATATTTCAGAGTGGGTAACAACATTGAACGTATGTTTGTGTAGGTGTTCGAGAAAATGAATTTTAATTTTTAAGAGGATAACCGCCCAGTCTTGAAGATGGTCAGCTGAAGGAATGAAAGAAGACGGAAAGTATACCAATTTGAGGGGGTGGTCAGATGGATTGGAAAGCATTCTTTGCAGATCTGGAAAAGTGGATGCAGGCAAGCAACGTTATGGTACGTCGATGCGGAGGTTTGAACGAAACTTATTTTGAGTGGCTAGTGCAGACGTTGAACGTCATTTATGAGAGATATCCAAGCGCACTAGCCAGACGTTTTCTGTTTGACATTATGGAAGCTCAGGAAGAGCAGTTGAAGGAGGTGGTCAAATGAAGAACAGGAACTCAGCTGATTTTGCCGGTTGTCTAGTAACAGCGTTGTTGCTGCTATGGTTTGCAGCAATGTGGATACTATGCAAAGCATTGCTAGGATAGCGAAGGGAGAATGAAGATGAAAAACTACTTAGTGACCATTAAAATCGACAAGGTCATCACGAATAAGCTGGTCAAAGCGGAAACCGCCGAAGAAGCTGAACGAAAAGTTAAGGAGGAAGAAAAATGATGTTTAAAATCACATGCAGTGCATACTGCATTACTTCCCGTAACCAGCTTGAAGAGCACCGCTTGGAATTCGAGCCACAGTACTTGAACGGCAAAGACGGGTTTGTCAATGCCGTAAAAATTAAAGTGCGGGCTCTTTCCGCAACTAAAAACGGAATTATCAACGCCTGGACCGAACGCAACAGAACCATGGTTCCTGACATTTCTGTCGATGCTGATGATATGCTTGCGATTGAATGGATTGAGGAGGAAGAAAAATGATAGAAGAACCAAAAGTCAAAACAACAATTGGTGAATTAGTAGGTTATTTTGACGGATTTTATCTTATTGACAAAGGGGAAGAAGGAACTTGGCTAACTGAAGAGGAGTATGAAGCAGTTAGATTGCCAGAACTAGACCCGCTTGAGGTGAGACGGTATAAGAAACTGATGCGTAAAGGAGACAAAGCCGAGGCGCTGACTAAGCTGATGTATTATGTTGTCGGCTTTAAAGACGATCCTGAAGTGCTTCCTTACGGAACAATTGAAGAACACCACTATCGCTTGGCTGAGGCGATTATCAAAGGGGGTTATAACCATTGAGGGTGCAGGCACAATCGCATTTTGCGAAGAAAGTGGAGCTTGACGGGTACCGATTTGATTCACAGAAGGAAGCAGCGTTCTACCAGCGTTACGTCAAGCCGAGCGGCTACAAGTTTGAGTGCCAAAAAAACTTCGTTTTGATGGATAAATACGAAGGCTTAGGCGTGGTCAATTTAAAGAGGACAGCGTACAAAGCTGACTTCGTGATCTACAACGAGGACGGGAGCCTGAAGCATGTATATGACGTTAAGAACGGGTTCTCTGATTACGCGATCGACAAACGGGCAAAACTTAAATTTGCCATGTTTGCCCGCGTGTATGGTTTGCCGGTTGAAGTGGTAGTCATCAGAACGCATGACTTTAAAGTAACTATTACGGGAGCAACCAAGAAACTGGAACCCGTGATCAGAACCGACGTAAGTTACGATTGGCAAGACGTCGTTAAAACACCATAACAGGCGATTAGATTCGATACTATTTAGAAAAGGAGTGGTGATTACGTGAATATTACTGAAGCAGTAAATGCAATCCTTAAACGATATCCCGATTATGGTTATGACATTTTCTTAGACTTGAACAAAATAAAAGATGACAATTTGCAGGAAGCGGTACGGTTCATCGCAAGCATGAGGAAACGTTGCCGTACAGAGCCCAAGCGTTCTCGAAAAATTAATCGAGAAACGCTTAAAGACATGATTAAAAAAGGTTACACCTACAAGGGTATCGCCAGAGAAACGGGGCTGACAGAATCGACTGTCGGAAGAAAGGTTTCGGATTACGGTTTGAAAAGACTTTATCATCAAATGCAACCTTATGTGTGCTCCCCGTGCATAAGGCCTGGTGTGCACATGATTTGTCTGAACGTTGAAACGGGCGAACAGAAAACGTTTAGTTCTATAAATAAAGCGGAAAAAGCTTTTTGGTTCAGCGAAGGCTACCTTAGGGACAAGACCAAGGGCGGCAAGTGCTATATAGAAAATGGCTGGGAATTTAGACGGGGTGATTGAATGCTACTCACGGATTACTTTTTAAAGGAGATCGAAACGTACAAAAAAGGCCAGGTACGTGAACAAACATACGACAAATACCAGGCTAACTGCCGGTTTGTAGCTGAGAATTTCCCGAATTTGATCTTGGAGAAAATGACCGCGGATGACTACCAGCAAATCTTGAATGAGTACGGCAAAACGCGAGAAAAAGCAACGATTACCGATTTCCACCGTCAGCTAGCGTGGGCACTTAAATGAGCGTATAACGTGGACGGATTGTTAAAACGTGACGTTACTTTTGACGCTAAAATTCCACTAGGGAAAAAGCCAAGCAAGAAAAAGCAGAAGTTTATGGAAATCGAAGACATGAAAAAGTTGATCCAAGAACTCAAGCATGAAAACACGCCTGAAGCGAATTTTTTTCTGATCTTGTTAAAAACCGGTTTGAGGTTTGCCGAAGCGCTGGGCATTACGCTTAATGATATCGACTTTGAGAGAAAAACGGTAAGTATAAACAAGACGCTGGCTTACAAAGGGAGCCAGAAAGGTACCAGAGCTTTTGCTCCGACTAAAAACAAATACTCAATTAGAACAATTATCGTAGATGATGCGGTTTTGTACATGCTGTGGAAAAACGCGAAGGGCGCTGATCCGGACGAGAGTATTTTTTTCAGGATTAAAGGCTTCCAGTTCAACTCGACGCTTAACAACAAGCTTAAACGAGCTTGCCGAAAAGCAGGGGTGCCTGAGATTACGCTGCACAGTCTGAGGCATGAGCATGCGACGTATTTAGTGTCGCAAGGGATTAGCAGCATGGCGGTAGCTGAGCGGTTAGGGCATGCAGACGATTCTGTTACAAGAGCCGTGTATATCCATCGTTTGGAAACGGAAAAAGCACGGGATAACAGAGAAATAGCGCAAAAGATTGAGAGTTTGTGAGGCGGATGGATAATGGTTAAATTTGATGTTAAAACTGTAAATGATTTGCTGGGGATCGATGACGCATTTAAAGCGCCTGGCAGGCTGATGGAGGTTTTGCTTAAAAGAGAAGAGCGTGAGAAGTTATTTAGAAACTTTCTAAAAATCGACACTAATTTAGAGTACGACTGGTTTCATGAATACTTTGAAACTGAGCAAGCTGAAAGAAAATCGAAGAAGCAGGATTTTACGCCTAATACGGTTGCTAAACTGGCAAATTCGATTGTTTCTGAACCGGGGCAGACTGATTATTATGAGATGGCAGCAGGCACCGGGGGCATGATGATCGCTCGCTGGGTCTATAATGTCAAAGAAGATCCGGCATTTGAACACAAAAGAAAAGACACTATGGTTAACGATGTTCTAACGTCTAGCATTTTCACGTATGATCCACAAGCGTATTGGTATCATCTTGAAGAGCTATCAGACAGGGCAATTCCATTTTTGCTGTTCAACGCAGCTATCAGAGGTATAAATGCGGTAGTTATCCAATGTGATTCTTTAAGCAGAAAAGCCAAACGGGCATTTTATGTAAAGAGTGACAACAAAGATTTTCTGGCGTTTTCCGATATTTTGGAAATTCCTAAAACTGATGATTTCGCAAAATTTTTAGACGTAGAGTGGGATTTAGATGAGGAAGAATGACGATGACAGATAAAATTAACGAATATAATCACCCGCAGCGTTACACGGGCGAAGACGGCAAAGACTTAATCGATCGCTTTGAAGAAGGACTGATTCCTGAAGAACAAGTGAGGGGATTCCTGAAAGGGAATGTCTTGAAGTACCTGGTAAGATACGAAGACAAAGGCGGCATGGATGATTTAATCAAAGCGCATGAATATCTGACCAGGCTGATTGCGTTTGAGGACGGAGGAGACAGCGATGATTAAAACAATGTTTGGAGAGGTAGTATCGGAGTTTGACGATTGCGTAGTTATTGACCGCAGAGGTATTCCGGTTTGGCTGACTAAAGAGGAATTCGAAATAATCAAACTTCCTAAACTCAACGAAGACGAGCGGAAATATTATGACGAGTTAAAGAGAGTAAAGAGTGGCGATAAAAGAGGAATGGTATCACATGTAAATTTTGACATTCTGAATTTGGGTTTGAATTTTGCGCCTGGTGGTTATTACAGAGTTATCGAAGCAATCATTAAAGGCGGCTATAATCATTAATAAAGCGTGGGAATTTAAGCAGGGAGTGATGCTATGCGCACTATATCGACAGATGATAAATTCCGACAAAACAAAGCGTTTTTGATACGATATCGAATTTTAAGCGAGAAAATCCGGCGGCTGGAAGACAAGCTGGCACAGATAGACGAGGATATGGCAGCGCTTAAATCGCCTAAACTAACCAGTGAACCTAAAGCGTCGGTACGTATCACGCTTGACGATAAGCTGATACAACACGATGAACTGGAAGAAAAGATCAATACGCTGCTAAAGCACATGCGCCGGATCAGATGCGAGATTACGCAGTGTATTGACGCATTGGATAATCAACGTCAAGCCGAGGTGTTAGACAAATACTATATCGGCGGTATACCTCTCGAAAACATCGCAGACGAGATGAACTACACGTTGAGTTATATCACAAAACTGTACGTCGGCGGAACAAAGTCAATCGTCATAAAATAGTGTACAATCAGTGCACAATCAGTGCACAATCGGTAACGTTGGAATCATGCTAAAGTATAAAGTGTTAAAGAGTACGGAATTGTCCGTACTCTTTTTATTTTATTTTTAGTTTAGAAAGAGAGGCGGTGGTATATGTGACTGAAAAGAAGAAGAAATTGACGGCTAAGCAAAGTACATTTATTGACGCCTATCTGGGCGAAGCTAGGATGAACGCTGCTCAAGCCGCACGCATTGCCGGCTATAAGCATCCCGAAACTCAGGGCGCCGAAAACTTGCGAAAACTTAGGCCGTATATCGACAAGGTTATGAATGAACGTCATACCGAAGCCATCGCAACTCAAAAAGAGGTGCAGGAGTTCTTTACGTCTGTTTTGCGTGGCGAGGTCAAAGAAGAAGTCGTATCAAATAACGGCAAAATCTTAGAAGTGCCGGCAAGCACTAAAGACCGGCTCAAAGCTGCAGAGTGCATGGGCAGAGCGTATGGCATGTTTACGGAACGCAAGGAAATCAGCGGTACTATGGATATCAACATCGGGGTTGGTGACTATGACGACGATTAATCTCAATTTTCCGGAACCCGCTAAAGTCTTTAATCGTCAGATATACGATAGCCTTTTTGATTACAGTCATTTTATCGAGGTTTGGTATGGCGGCGCCAGTTCAGGCAAATCGCATGGCGTCGTTCAGAAGGTCGTACTCAAAGCACTCAAGAAATGGCCATATCCACGCAAGATACTGTGGTTACGCAAGGTTGACCGTACAATCAAGGATTCAATTTTCGCTGACGTTCTCGACTGTCTGTCACGATGGCAGCTGCTGCCGTTGTGCAAGGTCAATCAGACCAACTACACGATTACGTTGCCGAACGGTGCGCAGTTCCTTTTCAAGGGGATGCAGGATCCGGAGCGTATCAAGTCAATCAAAGGCTTGTCAGACGTGGTTATGGAAGAAGCGTCCGAATTTACCCTTGACGATTATACGCAGTTGACGTTGCGCTTGCGTGAGCCTAAGCACAAAAACCGGCAACTGTTTTGCATGTTTAATCCGGTGTCAAAGGTCAACTGGACGTACAAGCAATGGTTTGCGCCCGATAGCGTATATGACCATAACCGCGTTGCCGTACACCATAGCACGTACAAGGATAACCGCTTTTTGGACGCAGACAACATAGCAACAATCGAGGCACTTAAACGCACTAACCCGGCTTATTACAAGATTTATACCTTGGGTGAGTTTGCCACGCTTGACAAACTGGTCTTCCCGACGTTCGAGCGTAGGCGCCTGCATCCCGATAAGCTGACGCAGTATCCTTCGTTGTTTGGCCTTGACTTTGGCTATATCAACGACCCGTCAGTTTTCGTGCATGTCAAAGCTGATGTCAAAGGTAAGAAACTGTACGTGCTTGAAGAGTATGCGAAAAAGGGCATGCTCAACAACGAGATTGCCAAGGTTATCAAGCAGCTAGGTTATAGCAAAGAAATCATCACGGCTGATGCCGCTGAAAAGAAATCGATCGCCGAAATCAAACGGTGCGGAATCGTTCGGATAAAACCGGCCAAGAAAGGCCCTGATAGTATTATTCAAGGCATCGGTTTTCTGCAACAGTTTGAGTGGATAGTAGATGATCGTTGCGTCAAGACAATCGAAGAACTGGAAAACTATACGTACCAGAAAGACCGTCAGACAAACGAATACATTAACAAGCCGGTTGATAGCTATAACCACTGTATCGACGCCATCAGATATGCGGTAGAACCGATAAACGGCAGCGGAGCGCCTAAAGCGGTAGGTATGCGCAATATTTTTATTTAGGAGGTGAGAGAATGACAGAATTATATAGACTGGAAAACGGCATTTTGATTTATCCACAGAATGAACAAATTACACCCGAAATTATCCACAATGCGGTGTATGGTGCCGGTGTTTTAGGCAGTGCAGCAACGGGATTAACGGATTATAAAGCCAAAATGCGCATGTATCTTGGCGATCATGACATTTTGCATAAGCCGGCTGATATGCAGCGCACGGGTCCGGACAATCGATTGGTGGCCAATATTGCCAACTATCTTGTTGACACGTACAACGGCTATTTTATGGGTATTCCGCCTAAAATCACGCTTGATAACGAGCAGCAAAACGATTGGCTGCAAGACTGGAACGATACTAATTCGATGCAGGATAAGTTGAACGAGATCAGCAAGCAATGCGACATTTACGGCCGTTCATATGCCCTTGTTTATCAAGACGAGGACGGTTATACATGCTTGACGGTCATTCCACCAACCGACGGCGTGATGATCTATGATGACACGATTAATCATAGTCGGCTTGCTTTCGTCCGTCATTGGTCAACGCAGGGCGACCAGGGCACGCAGAATATGTCCGAGGTGTACACGGCAGATACCATTACAACGTACAGTGATAGCCGTGTGATTGACGAACGGCCGAACATTTACGGTGTAGTACCGGCAGTTGAATTTTTCGACAATGAAGAGCGGCTAGGTTTGTGCGACAACGTATCAACGCTTATCAATGAGCTTAACGACACATTATCGAGCAAACAGAATCAGATTGAATATTTCGACAATGCCTATTTATCAGTGTTAGGGCTTAATCTGGACGCAGACGGTGACGGTTTGCCGGATATCGATTTGCAGACACAGCGCATGATTTACAGTCCCGATGCCGACGCGGTTAATGCAAAGATTGAGTTTCTGGCAAAGCCCGATGCCGATGGTATGCAGGAACATCAAATCGACAGGCTGACCAACTTGATTTATCAGATTGCCAAGGTGCCAAATCCTAACGATGACAGTTTCAGCGGTAATGCAAGTGGTGTGGCCATGCAATATAAGATGTTGTCAATGCAAAATATGGCAGCGTCAAAAGAGCGCAAATTCACGCGTTCGTTGCGCAAACTGTATCGGGCGGTATTTAGCCTGACCAACTGGCCTGACGCATGGCGTGACCTTAAATTCAAGTTCAACCGCAACTTGCCTAACAACTTGAGCGAAGAGGTTACGGACGCTAAGAATTTAGAGGGCGTGGTCAGCAAGGAAACGCAACTGTCTGTCTTGTCTATCGTTGATGATCCGAAAGCGGAAATTGACCGCATGGACAAGGAAGATGAACAGAAAATGCAGACGGCCATTAATGTTGTTGATATGCAGCGCAATCAAGACGTAGGCGGTGACGGTGAAGATGAGCAACAAGACGTACTGGAACGATAGAGACAAGGCCCGCTTTGAATACATTCGCCAGAATTTAGCCGATGACAAGGCCTTTAACGAAAGCCTTGAGAAGTACTATCAGCGCACAATCGACGCGATTAACAAGGATATCCAAAGCGAATTGCAAAGCTTTGCTACCCGTGACGGGGTGAGCCTGGCCGAAGCTCGCAAGAAGGTATCCAAGGCAGACATAAGACAGTTCGAGGCAGAGGCAAAGCGGGTGGTTAAAGAAGCCGACAAAATGCGCAAGAAAGGCAAGCGTGTAAGCTATGCTGACTTCTCGGACGAAGTAAACGAACGCATGAGATTGTACAACGTGACCATGCGGATTAACCGGTTAGAATACCTGAAAAGCGTTATCGGCGTGCGACTGGTCGAACTAGGTGTAGACATCAACGCTGAACTCAACGTCAAGCTTGACGAGGACACGCGCAAAGAATTTGAGCGCCAGTCGGGTATCTTGGCGGGTGCCGGTATGGCCGACGCTATGGACTGGTGGACTGAAGAAAACGTACAGAAAATCATCATGAGCAACACACGCAGCGCCAACTTCTCAACCCGTATTTGGTCAAACGTCGATGTTCTCAAGTCAGAGTTGGAAAAGCAACTGTCAAGGGTGCTGATCGGCGGAGAAAACCCGAAAGCGACCGCCAAAGAATTTTATAAGCATATGACAAAAAATGTTGGTAACATGCGAGCTGCCGCAGAAAGAATAGCACGCACCGAATCGGCACGCTGTCAAACACAAGCTACTTTAGAATCGTTCAAACGATATGACGTAAAGTACTGCAGATGGATTGCCGAACCGAGGGCGTGCGTCGCATGTAAAGAGATTGCATCCCACAACAGCGGATATGGTGAGGGCGTGTATCCTGTCAAGGACGTGCCCACGTTACCACAACATCCTAACTGCCGGTGTGCACTGGCTGCATACTGGAAAGATAGTGCAAGGAGTTTTGAAAAGTCCGAAAGTTATAGGATAGCTGACAATTCCGTAGATATTGATTATCTACGTTCTAAAGAATTTAAAGATAAATTTAATAAAATTTCTGATAACCCAGAGCTTAACTTGCAAATTCAGAAATACGCCGTTGCAATATTAACACACAGACAGCGGACAGATGGAGAGGATAGTTATATTTTTAACTTATCTGGAAAAGTTATTAATAAAGCTTTTGGAAGACCGAATAATTTAGAAGTAAGCGTGTCAAAAGAAAGAGTACAAGAACTATTAGAAAAGTATGGTAGAGATAATTTAATAGGGTTACATAATCACCCAACTAATATTCCGCCAACTGGTTCGGATTTTATGGCGGCAGGATATCGAGGTTATAGATTTGGACTTATAATTTGTCACAACGGGGATCTTTATAAGTATAAAATTGAAAAACCGTTTCAAAAACATGTCTTTGACAAAAATGTTGAAAAATACATTAGCCCGCCTTATAATTTAGGTGTGGAGAAGGCTTTCGATAAAGTTATAGGTGAGCTAGAAAGGTTTGGTGTGAAATGCGAAAAGCTATGATTGAAGAAATGCTTGAAAAGGCAATGTGCTATGATGGCAAAGTAATAAAAGATACACTTCACCCGATTAGTGAGTTTCTTCCGAAGGGTGAAGAACCTCTTACGTCTGAAGAAAATGAATATATTGATAAAAGATTGTTTGAAGAGTCAGAAAAAATGACAGAATGGCCAGAAGTAAATGTAGGTTAAGCATTCACATAAATAATGTGGGTGCTTTTTTTATGCCCTTTTTCCGAGTTGCAGGGCTAAAAGAACAGCCGAGATTACAGGCTCCCAGGCCTTAAAACGCGAGGTACATCATGGACGATGCAACAGTAACAGATGAAACAGTAGCTGACGTAAAGGCAACAGCAACTGCTCCGGAACAGACGGCTGACGAGCCGAAAAAGACTGAACCGGAACAGAAGAAAGTTGACGCCGATGAGATTGTTAAAAAGCTTCAAAAGCGCATTGGAGCGGAACAGTCCAAAAAGAACAGCTACAAGCAGCAGCTGGAAGAAGCGCTTGACAAAATCAAGCAGCTTGAGTCCGGCAAATCGGTTAAAACGCTGTCTGATAAGGACAAGGCAAAAAAAGACGTCGATGAAAAGGACAAGGAAATCGCGGCTTTAAAGAGCCAGATTGCCCGTAGACAAACGCTTGACGATACGGATCAAGTGTTGAGAGAAAACGGACTGACCGTTCCTTCAAACGTCTTGAATTTTCTTGTTTCTGATGACGCGGATAACACTTATTCAAATGTCAAAGCCTTTATTGATTACACGGAAACGGTCAAGGATAGTGTCCGTGAAGAGTTTAAAAAAGGCAGAACACCAAGGGTCTCCGGCGCAACGGCAAAGGCCGTCAGTCAACAAGATTTTGACATGATGACGCAAAAGGAACGCGTCGCTTTGTTCCATACGGACCCTGAACTTTTTAGAAAACTAACTACTGGAGGTAGATAACTATGGCTGACACAATTACTCAAATCGCAGACCTCATTAATCCTGAGGTCAACGCTCCGATTATTTCTTATACGTTGGAAAAAGCATTGCGCTTTACGCCATTAGCGCAGGTAGATACCACGCTTGAAAGCTCTCCCGGCAACACACTTAAAATGCCAAAATTCACTTATATCGGCGATGCCAAGGACGTTGCCGAAGGTGCGGCAATCCCGTTGGATAAACTTGGCACAAAGTCGGTATCAGTTACCGTCAAGAAAGCCGGCAAAGGTACACAAATCACTGATGAAGCAGTGCTCACTGGATATGGCGACCCGATCGGTGAATCTAACCGCCAACTTGGCCTTGCTTTGGCTAACAAAGTTGACGACGATCTGCTGACGGCGGCCAAAGCAGGCAAGCAGAAAGCAACGATTACAGCTACCGTAGACGGCTTGCTTGACGCGGTAAACACTTTTACCGATGATTCAGACGATTCGCCGCTTGTTTTGGTTACGTCACCTAAGGTTGCCAGTGCAATCCGCCGAGACGCGCAGAAAAACCAAATCGGCTCTGACATCGGCGCAGATGCCGTTATCAACAACACTAAGTACGCCGTAGAAGGTGTGCAAATCGTTGTTACTAACAAGTTAGGCGCTACTGAAGGCATTTTGCTTAAGGTTAACCCTACAACACCGCCGCTCAAGTTGATTATGAAACGTGGGGTACAGGTGGAAACAGACCGCGACATTATCAACAAAAAGACGATTATCACGGCTGATGAACACTATGCTGCATATCTTTACGATGATTCTAAAGTGGTTGTCGTGACTTTCCAGGCGGCATCTGCAGCGCCAAAAGAATAGGGGGTTAGCTGATGAACAACGTGATTGATTTAGCGGAACTTAAGACCATGCTTGGCTTGGCTGACGATACCCGTGACGCGTTGCTCAATCTCATCATCAAAACTACCGTGCAAGCCTTGCGGTTTAAGCTCGCCCTTGTATCATCTGAGACGTTTCCAAGCGACTTAAGCTATATCGCCCTTGAGGTATGTATCAAGCGGTTCAACCGGTTAAAAAACGAGGGCATGACATCGTATACGCAAGAAGGAGAATCGATCACGTTCAATAGCAACGATTTTGACGATTTTCAAGCGGATATCGATGCATGGAAGGAACGCAACGGCAAAAATGCGCAGACACTTGGTCGAGGGTGCTTCTTCGACCCTTATAAAAAGCGAGGTGAGTAGCGATGAGATTTGAGTCAACGGTTAAGTTTTGGTCGGAATCAGAAGAACATTACGTGCCGGGTGTAGGGTATGAGGGTGGTATAACTCTTGTCGCTACCACACCGGCAAATGTAACCGACGTAGGCACTAACCGCAGTGCTGAGGTGTTTGGCGATGTCAAGACCACAAACAAAGTGGTACGCTTGCTTAGTCCGGTCACTGATGAGTGGTCATATCTGACGATTGACGATAGCAGCAAACATTATAAGGCGGTTACGTCGCGTGATTTGTCGCACGGTACAACGTTGATAGTAGGTGATGTTAATGAGTAGAGTAACGATTGAATGGGTCGGCACAAAGAAGTTGCAGAAAATGCTTGAAGCAAGCGGTAAGAAAGCCGCAATCCGCAGGGCGGTGCGTAAGAACACAATGCAGCTACATGAACGGGCACTGTCAAATGAGCGTAAAGCCTATATCAAAGGCTACTGGACGGGCAACACCGCTCGTCAGACCACCATGTCTATCATGGGGCTTGAAGGGCGAGTTACCGTCAACACCAACTATATCAACTACTTGGAAAACGGCACACGCTTTATGGCCAAGGAACCGGCAATCAAGCCGGCTCTTGACGTTCAAAAGCGTATCTTCAAGGCTGATCTAGAGAAGATTGTGGGGTGGCAGGATAAATGAGCCCCGAACAAGAATTATATGATTATTTTTATGCTGAATGCTTAAAATTAAGGCAAAAAAGCACGTTTGATTACTTGCCAGACGAAAAAGAGAAGGTAGACTATCCGATTATTTGCGTGGGCAACGTCAGCACCATTTCCAGTGCAACTAAAATGCGGATTGGTGGCACGTACACGATTGATATCGACGTATGGGGCACACGCAAGCAGCGGATTGACGTAGCGGAATTAACGGACAAAATCTACAGTTTGATAAAGCCCGGCATTATCAAAACGGCAAACTATCAGTTTTACGCTTATTTCGGCAATCAGCAAAAACAACTAAGCATGGATACAAGCGTACCCAACATGATTTATCACCGCGGGGCGTTGACGCTTGAATTAAAACAATTCTAAATTGAAAGGATTTGATTAAACATGGCAAATGATTTGAAGATTTTGCAGGGTTTTGATGGCATCGTCATGGTGCGTGACCTCGCAAAAGCGAAAACAGAAGACGCTAAAATGGTGCCTTATCTGACGTCAACGGATTTTGAACTGTCACGCGACAGTGATTCGACTGCTACAAAGTCGGGCAACGTCGCCAAGGTAGGCGGTCTTGAAACAAGTTTTAGTTTTGAAACACTGGATAGTACGTCAGAAACGCTTGATTTGCTGCACAAATCTTTGGTGGATAAGACGACGCTTGAATTTTGGTTTGTAAAGCTCGGTATGCTCGGTACCGACGGTCAAAAGGTATTTGCGCACTATATGCGTGGTCGCATTTCCAAAGACAGTGAATCGGGTGATCCGGATGACAACGGAACAAGAGAGTTTGAAGTAGCGGTTGATGGTGAGCCAAAGGACGGCTACACCAAAATTCCCGACGGCTTGCGTGAACAGATCAACTACATCTTTCAGGGTTTGCTTAAAAATGACGGCACGAATGGCGAAGACGGTTCGGGTGCCGCTTAGCAGGCAATAGATAATGACATAGGAGCGCTTTTTGGGCGCTCTTTTTTTAGTAAGGAGACGAAAAAACATGGAATTAAAAATTAATGGTCATAACGTAGCTTTGATGTTTGGCATGGCTTTTGTACGTGAGCTTAATCATCTTTCCGGCGTGGCGACAAAGGAAGGTATCAACCTTGGCATGGCTTTGCAGACAACAATTCCCAGTCTGATTGGTGCTGATCCGGTTGCAATCGCAAACGTCATTTATGCTGCTACTGCTCATGTTAAAGTCGGCAGACCAACACAAGAAGACGTTGACGCCTACTTGGAAAACGAAGTAGAAGACTGGGACAAACTCGCAGAAAAGCTTGTTGCGGAGCTTGAAAAGTCGAACGTGACGAAGCGCCCTTTACAAACAATGAAGGCGGCGGCGACAGAAAATCAAGGCTGACACCTGAACAGGAATACTATGATATTCAGCTTAACTGCATAGCATATCTTGGCATCACTGATTTTGACGATATTGAACGCATGACCTTGCGTGAATATCAAATTAGAATGGAAGCTTACCAGCTGAAAGAAATAGCCACACAGCAACACCTATGGCAATTGGCATTTTATACCCGTGACGCAAAGTCAAATAATGGCAAGCGGTATAAATTTAAAAGCTTTGATGAAGTGTTTGATGTTGATAAGGCTATCGACAGTGTGCGCAGTCACTATGAAGACTGGTACACGTCGGACAGATTGGAGCGTATCAACGTGGCCAAGCAGGTACAACAAAGGCAAAGAGAGTGGGAACTAAAGCATAGAAAGGAGGGCAAGTGATGACAGAAGTAGGTTTAACGGCCGTCTTGAGGGCATATGACAATGGCTTTAGCAAAGGACTAAGCAATGCTCGAAAAGGTTTGGAAGGGTTGACCACCGCAACGACTCACACGGGCATGAGTGCAATCAAATTCGGTGCTTTGTTTGGAGTTGCCAGCAAGGTTGCCAGCTCTGCTCTAGGCGTGGTCAAGGACAGTTTAGGCGGTGCTATCAGCCGATTCGACACGTTGAACAAGTATCCGGTGGTTATGAAGGCACTGGGTTATAGTACGCGTGACGTTGCAAAATCTTCAAAAATTCTTCAAAAAGGTATCGACGGATTGCCGACATCCCTTGATGAAATCACGGCCAGTGCTCAGCAACTAGGACCGCTGACCGGTTCGGCTAAAAAAGCTGCTCAATCAGCCGTGGCGCTCAACAATGCATTTTTGGCGAGTGGTGCATCGGCCGGTGACGCAAGCCGTGGTCTGACGCAATATACGCAAATGTTATCGACTGGTAAGGTCGATTTGATGTCATATCGGACATTGATGGAAACCATGCCGATTGCTTTGCGCAAAGTGGCCAACGCTTTTGGCTTTACGGGCAAATCAGCGGAGCAGGATTTGTATGCAGCATTAAAAGACGGTTCGATCACGATTGACCAGTTAAACGATAAATTTATCGAACTGAACGGCGCTCAAAACGGATTTGCGGAACTCGCTCGCAAAAACAGTGCCGGAATCGGCACTTCGTTTGCCAACTTGAAAGCATCCGTCGTTAAAAACTTAGCTAACATGATTACCTACATTAATGATGGGTTCGCAAAAGCGGGTTTTGGTTCGATTGCAAAACAACTGGATAACCTCAAATATACGATCAATGAAGCATTTACGGCAATCGGGCCTGTCGTATCTAAGGGCACTGAGGTAGCTTTGCAGTATCTCAAACAGGAGCTGCCGACGATTAAAAAGGTATGCAACGACGTTAAAAACTCGCTCATGTCTTTCTTCCAATTTTTGGAAGACCACAAAGACGGTGTAAGGGCGACCGCCAAGGCTTTGCTTTACTTATGGGCGGCAATCAAGGCCGGATCTGCCACGGTCAAGACGATAACCACAATCTCGACCGGTTGGAAGACGTTTTTAAAGGTCATTTCCAAAATTGGCGTGATTGTGGGCGTGGTAAGCGACGCATTCAGCACGCTTGCAATCGGTGCTATGTACGTAGGCGATGCTATAACCGGTATTGCCGGCACCATTGGCGCGCTTATCGCAGCGGCAAGCCCGATTACGCTTGTTGTGATTGCCATCGGTGCGGTAGTAGCTGCTTTGGTAGTCTTTTTTACCAAAACTAAGCTTGGCAAAAAACTATGGGGCGAATTTACGGACTTTCTCAGCAACGCCTGGAACAAGCTCAAAGAGTTGGCATCGTCAGCATGGGATGCAATTACCGACAAGGTATCTCAGGCGGCCGATGCGGTTAAAAACGCATGGAGTGGCGTTAAAGACTGGTTCAACGGCATCTGGAGCGGAATCAAGGACGCGGCCAGCTCAGCAGTCCAGGGTATAGAGGACGCTTGGAATGGCGTAAAGCAATGGTTTAGCGATTTGTGGCAATCGATTGTTGACGCGGTATCGCCATACTGGCAGTCATTCTTGACATCAATCCAGCCGGTGATTGACGCGTTCAAGAATTTGTGGGACGCGCTCAAAGAGTTCTTCCAAACTTTGTGGGACGCTATCACAAGTGCTGCTCAAGCCGTTTGGAATGGATTTGTGACTAACGTTGTAAATCCGGTTGTCGAGGGCGTCAAGTCGGCTTGGCAAGGCATTAGCGACTTTTTCAGCAGCTTATGGCAAACTATCACCGGCTTTGCGTCCACCGTCTGGAATGGTTTTGTAACAACCGTTGTAACGCCCGTTGTTGAGTTTTTTAAGTCTGTTTGGTCGGGTATTACCGACTTCTTCAGCAGTTTATGGCAAGGCATCGTTGACTTTGCGTCGGGAATTTGGAACGGGTTTGTCAGCACGGTAGTATCACCGGTTGTAGATGGTGTAAAGTCTGCATGGTCAGGCATCACCGATTGGTGGTCGGGTCTTTGGAATGGTATCAAAGATGTTGCATCCAATATCTGGAATGGCATCAAAACCGTCATCAGCGGAGCTATCAATGCGGTTAAAACCGTTATTAGCAACGTGGCCAACGTTATCAAGACGCTTTGGAAAGATTTTTGGAACGGTATTAAAGTGATTGTATCCGGCGTATGGAACGCTATAATCACGATCGTATCTGCATGCATCAATGCGGTCGCAAAAATCATCAGGGCGATTACCAACGCTATCAAAGGCAACTGGAAAGCCGCATGGAATGACGTCAAATCGGCATTCAGCGGTATTTGGCGTTCTTTAAGCGGCGTCGTTCGTGGTGCTTTTGGCGGCGTCATAAGTGCCATCAGCAACGGCATGGGCAAGGCCATCAATGCAGTCAGAAGCAAGGCTAACTCGCTTTGGAGTGCCGGCAAGAACTTTGTCATGGGCTTTGTCAAAGGTATTAGAGGTGCTATCGGCTCTGCAGTAAGTGCTGCCGCTCACATGGCAAAATCAGCGCTTAAGGCGGCAAAGTCGGCATTGGGTATTCACTCCCCATCACGCGTCATGCGTGATCAGGTCGGCTACTATGCTGTTGCCGGCTTTGCAAATGGGTTGACTGATAACAAGAGTATGGTGGCCAAAGCAGCTCAAGCACTGGCAGATTGTGCGGTAGTCAAACCGGCTAGCGACTGGTCAGCGATGGCAACAGACGGCTTTAACACCGCATTTGCCCAAGCATACAGTGCAGATGTCAACATGCACAGCACAATCACCGTAGAAGTACCGGTAAACCTTGACGGCAAAACAATTGCCAAAGTTACGGCTCAACCGCTAGAAGACGAGCTCAACCGCAGACAAGCACGCAGTCAGCGTTTGTATGGCAACAGATAGGAGGTAGCATATGTACGATTTTATCGATTTAAATGGCCACGATATGACAGGCGAAACATGGCTATCGCCTGAAGCAGTAACCGTGGACGGCGTAACGCTTGACCAGGCAATTCCCGAGTTTACCACACTACAAGTGACGGGACGTGAACTGGTCGGCTATAACGTAACCACCGTAACAGTCGGCAATCAGGACGGTTCTACTTTGCAGAAAAAACGCAGAGAAGAGCGTAAAATCACGGTCAAGTATCAGATTGACGCAGAAACGCCGCAACGCTTCAGGGAGATCTACTACAAGCTCAATCAGATTTTAAGCGGAGAAAACAAAAAAATCAGCTTTGCAGATGATCCGGACAAGTATTTTGTCGGCACACTCACAAGCGCAGATACGCCTGAGGGTGGCTATTTGTCCGTCATTTCCAGTTTTGAGTTTACGTGTTTTGACCCGTACGCTTATGCAAGCAAAGAAGATGTTTTCACATTTGGCGACCAGACAACCACTCAGCAGATCAGCGTAGACATGGCCGACAAGGTAGCGGGCAAAGCGTCACCGGTGCCACACACAATCTATAAAGGCCACGTGTTAGGTGACGGGGCGATTGAACCGCCAAACTACTATACGCAAGAGCTTACTCAGCTTGAGTATGGTTATCTTGGCGGCTTGAACGGTCAATGTGCTTCGAGTGCTGCAAAGAGTGAGTACGATAACTCACTGGGTAACTTCCAACTGTACGCGACTGAAAGCGGCGGGTTAGACAGTATCAAGATCGAGGGTGACAAGCTCAAAATCAAGGGCTGGCATGTGGATAACTCGTCAACATGGCGCAAATACGCCTATATCATAGTGACCGACGAAGACAGTAAAAACCATGAGTACAGTCGGCTTAGAGTTACGCTCACCGCTCGTCCGGATATCCAACAGACGCACTCAAACATAGCTGGTAGCGGCATGTGTGGTTTTGAGGGGAGCTTGCCCTGGACTAATGACATGGCTAACAAGCGGCTGAGGGTACGCTTGAGATACACCAACGACGCCGCCGGCAACGGCAATTATTGCGACTGGTCAACGATTATCCGGCCGCAGAATTTGTGGCGCTATCAGGTACCACATTTTGTCGCCAAACTTAACGTGGTAGGTGCGATTGAGCAAGCTCAGCCCGGCTTTTTTGCAAAATACGGAATTGCCGGCGATGTTGAGCGTTTGAACTGGGTCAAGAATAATGTCAGCTCGGCAAGCGTCAAGATTTGGGGATATGGCAACAACGGTTTTTACGCGCAAGCCTATAAACCCGCTAGCGGTTGGGCAGACGCAGTAAAACACACGCAAAACAAGTCAGCAATGCTCGAACTGGATTATCAGACGTCTGATGACTTGTTTAGCTATGTTGACAGTAACGGCAATCTGTATGTGGATATTTACGGCAAATCGAGCGCGGGCGAAACAGACATCTGTTTGGACTATATCCAACTGACCATGCTTATCGCAACGCCGGTAACTAACGCTTTGAACGTGGTCAATGAAGGCACGCAACCCGTGCCGGTACGTTTTGAGCTGGTTAACCACGGAGAGAATGGATATGTCTCAATTGCCAACGGGGAAACGGCATATCTGTTAGGCAATCCCGACGAAGTGGACGGGAAAACAACCGTTAAATCACAATGGATTGCTCAGCGTGACGATAACCCGGATCATGGGCTCAAACAGTGGACCATTAACGCAGGCGTTTTGAACGATTGGAACGCAAATCCGCTTCAGCAGGGGGCGTTTGAAGATCCGGCAAAAATCAGAGAGCGACGCTGGCGCTTGCGTAATGCGCAGGGCGGTGTGAACGCTTGGGGTACGGGGCAAGACAGTACCGGCACAACTAAAGGGTGGCACGGGCCGTCAGCAAGCGTTGTGTTCCCGGCTGATAGTAACATCAAGAATTTTACGGCTCATTTTTATACGCAGTTTTTGTTTGGGAACATGAGCATGCACGGCTTGCAACAGTTTAATTTATGGGACGTCAACCGCAATTTACTGGTATCAATCCAACTTTGGAAGTGGATCAATTGTCACGCATCCCTCAAGATCCGCGTGGGCGACCACTGGATTTTAACCGACGAGAACAACGCTAAGTGGGACAACTTCTTTGGCCAAATCAATATTCAGAGAATCGGTAACACGTATACCATTACGCTTGAATCGATTGAGGGAAGCAACCGTAACAAACAGGTTATCAGCTACACCGATACGGTGTCAGGAGCTAAATTAGCGGGCGGAATGACGTACTGGAAAGCAATCTTCCAAGACAATGCGTCTAAGGGTATGTGGAATGACCTTTATGATTTTTGGATCAGAAAAGACAACGTAGAAACATATACCAATATTCCTAATATTTTAAAAGAAGGTGATAAGCTGGTGATTACCGGTGATAACGGGAAAGTGACCACCAAGCTTAACGGCGGATCAGCGCTGAAGTATCAAGACATCGGCAGTCAGCCTATCATGGCCAATCCGGGTAACAATCACATTACTTTTGCCTACTCAAATTTTGCCGACAGACCGGACGTGACCGCCTATATCAGGCGCAAGTATTTATAGAAAGGAGCGATAAAACGTGCAGATTTATGTTTTAAACCGAGCAAGAGAAACGCTAGCTACTACCAGCGGTATTTATGACGATAAGCACACGCTCACGCTTGACGCGGGATCGAGCTCGTATGAATTTAAAATCAGCAAGAACGATGAAGCCAGTCGGTACATGGATAGCGGCAACTACATTGTGTTGCAAAACGACGGCGGCAAAACGTGGCTTTTTACTATCTTGGATTATGAAGAAACGCAGTACACAAAGACGGTGTATGCAGAAGATGCCGGTATTGAATTGTTGAACAAGGCGTGCGATATCTGGAAAGCCAATGGCCCGCATAGTTTTGAGTACTACTTTAATCTTGTGACGAGCGGCACACCGTGGAAACTCGGCGTCAATCAGCTAGCCGGCCTTGAACGCACACTGACATACGAGGGGCGAGACACCGGACTAGGGCGTTTACTGTCAATCCTCAAGGGATTTGATAACGCTGAATGCACTTTTGATGTCACCGTCAAGATGAATGCGCCGTCAGATTTTAAAATCAATGTTTATAAGCAGGTCGGTAGTGACCGCTCGGACGTCCAAATGGTGTATAGCCACGAACTGGACGATATCGTAAAAAAAGAATCGAGAGCCGAGTTTGTCACGGCTTTATGCGGTGTAGGTGGAACTATCCAGACCGAAGACGGTCAAGGAAATACGCAAGATGCCGGAAACATCGATTTTGCCGATTTGGAGTATAACAAAGACGGTCTCGTTACGACTAAAGGCGATAAATTTTTACGTGCCGTTGACGCCAACAAGCGTTTTAATCCTGGTCAGGCAACTTATATAGAAGCGTTTTACGAATACGATACGCAATCGGCCAGCGAGCTGCTAAACCGTACCATTACACGGCTCAAGACGTACAGTGAACCGCAGTACACGTACACGGCAGACGTCAAAATTATCGACAGCACGCTAAAAATCGGCGATACGGTAACGATTATCGACCATGACTATAATCCGGCACTTTACTTGTCGGCCAGAGTGGCCAAACTGGAAAAATCGTATACGGACCCGTCGAAAAATGCAATCGAATTTTGCAACTATCGGTTGTTGTCAAGCCGCTTAGCTGACAAGCTGGCACGCTTGCAAACAGTTGTCAACAAACTGCCAAGCGCAAGTCAGGTGGGCAAGTTGGAAAGCAACGTATCTGACTTATCCAAAAAACAAGAAGAGCTGGCGTCGCAGATCACGTCTGCAAACGGCAAAAATACCAACTACTATGGTAAAACGGAGCCGGCAACCCCTAAAAATGGCGATTTGTGGTATAAGAAACTGGAAAACGGCGAAATCGAAATGTATCAGTACCAAGACGGTGTATGGCAGCTGCTGGCGTCAACCGCAGATTTAACCACGGTGCAGACTGAACTTGATCAAGCCAAAGCCGACATGGCGCAAGCCAAAACAGACGCACAAACCGCATACGATGAGGCGGTCAAGGCCACCGGCACCGCAAACGGGGCTAAAGCACAGACTGACGAAGCACTCAAACAAGCCAAGCAGGCAAACGATAGCTACACCGCTTTAGCTAAAGAAGTAGCCGACAACAAAACGAGCACGGATGCAGACTATAAGCAAGCTCAAGCTGACATCGCACAAGCGCAAAAAGATTTGGCAAGTGTGACGGACACGGTAACCGAGGTCAAGAAAGGCCAAGGCGAGTTGTCAACGAAGATAGCCGGCAAAGTAGACAACACCATATATCAAACGTACGTCACGCAAACCAACAAAGCCTTGTCTGAGAAGCTGGTAGCGAGCGACCTCAACGGGTATGCAAAGACTGTAGACGTCACTAAAAGCATTAACGGGGTTAAAACCACGGTGGCAGACAATGCAGGCAAAATATCCACCATGCAAGCGGACGTCAACGGTATCAAAACCAATGTCAAGAATGCGCAAGGTGACATATCAAGTTTGCAAACCGACGCTAAGAGCATTAAAGCGACCGTAAGCGACCATACGGGCAAGATAACGCAACTGACTACCGACGTTAACGGTATTAAGTCAAGTGTATCAAGCAAGGTAGACAAGACAACGTACCAATCATACGTGGCTCAAACAGACAAGGCACTGTCCGCCAAACTCACCGCAAGCGACCTCAAAGGATATGCTAAAACAGTTGACGTCAAGCATACTACAGATGGACTGAGCGCAAGTATAACTAAATTACAAGGCAACCTAGCTTATCAAGCGACAGAACTTATTGGCAAAAAGAGTTTTGAAGACGGAAACGTGGGCGACTGGACGTGTAACGATTGCAAAACAAAAGCTGCTATCAGTGGCATTACCAGTTATAGTGCATACGGTTATCACAAATGCATCTATGCGCCTAACAACAATGACCTGTGCTGGAATGTCGATTGCAAGGTAAATCCTGGCGACAAGTATTATGTAGAATTGTTAGTCCCGAACTTTTACAGCGTGCATGGTGGGCGCACAATAAACGTTAGGGGTCTCTTTAGGTACACTAAAGACGGAAAAACTGCTTGGCAACCGGGACCATCTGGTCAAGTTGCAGGCAGTACTGCTGGGTGGATTAAAGGCATCATAACCGTGCCAGACGGCATCACAAGCGTAAAGCCATGCATATCAGTCAAAGACGGTGGGGTTACCAGCGCTGCATATCTCACATACGCAAGCTTCACCAAACTTGATGACTACACGCAGTCGCAACTCAACACGTTATCCGGCAAGATAACCGCAACAAGCGACCGCCTGTCCTCCGTCTACACTAAATCGGAAACAGACACAAAACTGAAAACGAAGGTAGAGCAATCGGCACTCACACAAACAAGCAACAACCTGTCTGCAAGCATAGCTAAAAACTCAAAAATACTGTCAAGCGCTGGTCTGGTCAATGAAAATGCGTACATCAACGCAAACAAAATCGCTTTAAACGGCAAAACGCTGATGACCAACGCAACAATCAACGACGCTTTTGTCGGCAACTTATCGGCTAACAAAATCACCACCGGCACGCTTAACGCTGCTAAAGTCAACCTTATCAACGTCAACGCTAGCAACATTTCAACGGGAACACTTAGCGGTGTAAAAATCACGTCCACCGGCAAAGACCCAAGCGGTACGTCCAGTACAACAAATATCCAAAGCGGTTATATCGATACCAACGTTATCAACTGCAGCGACTATATCCTAGTCGGCAAGGCGGACACTGACCCACGCAAACGGTGGCAGACGAAACAGACACCACAGGGCATGTGGTTTCAGACGCCTGCCAAAATCACGGGGCACACTGGTAATGCGGTTTCGGATTGGCAAACTGAATGGCAAGGATTCATGGGTGGCGATGGTTGGAACTACCGTAATACGACAGTCACTGGTACCGGCTATTCTGGAATTCAGCTGGCACTCACTCCCCAGCAGGAATGGGGCAACCCGTATGGCGGTGACATGATGTCTTTCGGCACGTGGATCCGTACTGAAACAAGCAACAAAACCAAAAACATTTTGGACGGCACGCTTGACCCGTTCCTGTGGTACTCATATACAGGGCAGAGCGCCGCTTATAAGGACACTGTGGTAATTCCTAAGCCGTTGCGTGTTTTCGGCGAAACTCATTTTGACTGGGATATCCATGTCAAGGGTGGCGGCTCACACGGCATACGCACCGCATGGGTGTCATGGTCAGATTGGGGCAGTAATCAAAAGATTCCGTGTATCGTACAGGATACTACCAACTGGGGCGGTATCGCCTTCCCATCAAACGGACGAGTGGTTCTGTTCACGCATGGCTACCGTATCAATACGGACGGTTTGCCAAAAGACAAGGGAGGTACTTACAACGGTTGGGGAAGTTAACAGAAAGGATTGATATAAATGGAAATTAAAAAAACTGTAAATTTAACATATATGGCAGATGACAAATCATTTGCCATGTCAACGGTTCTACAAGGTGACGGAGCAACACCCGTGGTGCAGACCATGGGCTTTGACACGCCTACTGAGTACAAAGATGACGGTACGCCCGTTTACGGCAAGCCCGATGAGCAAATCAAGGAAGCACAAAAGGAATTTATGGCGGCGGCAATTGCGGAGCAGAAGAGCTTATGTAAAGAGAACGGAGTTGATCCGGATTTAGTGAACAAAGTAGGCGCAGAAAAAGAAACGGAGGAAAAATAGCATGAATGAGTTGCAAAGATTAGCCATCGAAATTGCAAACAAGACACTTAAAATTGCAGAGCTGGAAACACAAGTTGAAAAACTTAATGCGGAAATTTCTGCATTAAAGTCCGAAAACGAGGACAAAAACACTGAAAAATAACAGTTAATGCAAAATTTTCTGCATTAACGGGGTGGGTGGGTAGGATAAAAAGGAGCTGATTACATGGCATTACATGAACTTTATTTTGAACATTTTGAAAAACTGATTGACAATCCCGTATTTTTCGCATTCTTTTTAATCATTCTAGCCGACATCTTGACGGGCTTTTTGAAATCGCTGGTCAATAAAAAGACAGAGTCCGGCAAGGGAATTGGCGGACTCATCAAACATTCAACGTTGCTGCTAATCGTATGTATGCTATATCCATTTTGCGATATTTACGGAGCTAGCGGCATGGCTGATACACTTTTGATTTTCTATATCTTATTTTATGCAATCTCGATCGTGGAAAATCTTGGAGAAATGGGCATACCCGTGCCGGTTTGGCTTAAAAAATATATCTATAAACTGTCAGACGAATACAGAGAGGGGAAAAACGATGAACAAAAATAAGGCTATTTTAAGCGTTTTGAGTGCACTTGCTTTGATGTCGGTAGGCTTTACTGCACAAGCCGCTAAGGGAGATCAGGGCGTGGACTGGGCACGATACCAAGGCATTTCCGGCAAGTGGGGATATGCGCACGATAAGTTTGCCATTTGTCAGATTGGCGGAACCGTTGACGGTTGGCACACGTATGATCAAGACACGTACAAAACGCAGGTAGCCGCCACGATTGCCATGGGCAGACGGGCGCATACTTATGTTTGGTGGCAAAACGTCACCATGCGACAACAAGCTGACAAGGTGCTTGACTACTTTTTACCACGAGTGCAGACACCTAAACAATCAATCGTGGCGCTTGACGTGGAAAGCGGACAGCAGAACACCGCAGTAGTTGACTATGCGTTAAATCGTATCAAGCAAGCAGGTTATACGCCTGTTTTGTACGGTTATAAGAGCTATCTGGTCAATCACGTTGACTTGGCAAGCCTTGCCAAAAAATATCCGCTTTGGCTAGCAGCATATCCTGACTACAACGTAACCGTAAAGCCTAACTACTCTTTTTTCCCGTCATACGGCAACGTGGGTATCTACCAGTTTACGTCAACCTATGTAGCCGGCGGACTGGACGGGGACGTAGACTTGACCGGCATTACCGACAACGGATATCACAACGGGGACGCAAGCAAACCCGTAAGCAAGCCACAGGCGGTAAAACAAGGCATTGTAGCCGACAACACGTCCAAACAAGATATTTCCACAGGATACACCGTCAAGGTCAACTTCAGCGCCC